TGAAATCTCCATGATACGCAAGGCCTTAGCCATGGCATGACGATAACTATGGTCTGAAAACGAATGAAATGAACGATCGCCTGTACCGCTAGGATCAAATCTAAAAGTCATGGTGTATCTATAACGGCCCTCGCTCTCACGTCCATATCTGTGAAACATACCCAAATGATTAGGGAAAGCGGTGTAAGAAAGTCTATTGATTTCTCGTTGTAACGCAACTAGGGGAGGTTCTGGACTCAAAGATGTTTGTACAGTTGTCCGCACCTTAGGAGCAAATAATAACCAAAGCACCCAATGGCAAGCTATTGCGATCATAAGTATATTGCGAACGCGATAAAGGGCTAGAATACAGTTCAAACGAACGACACTCAACGAAACGTCGGGATAATAAAACAACGTATTGTGGTATTCGCTGACGTGAATCGAGCAAACATTGGGAGAACCCTTAAGGGTAAAGGTTTGTGGAGTATCTAAGGCTCTGCCGCCAGGAAGCATAAGTAAAATAATGATGAAACCCATTAGCCATCCTGAGAGACTCAGATAGGGGGCAGGACGGACGACGAGGTTGTGATATAGATCTGAAAAGGCTTGACCTGCGAGAACGCTGCGGGCAAAAAGCCAACTCCAAGTATGGTAAAACGCACAATAATAGGCTAAAATCACAATAATAGCAGAACCTATATAGTGTTGTAAAGTAAAGGGAAAACCCTGACGGTGATGAAGGGGTAAACAAACATGGAAAAATCCAAAAATAGGTCCCACAAATTCTTGGAACAAATTAGATTTGGGGGGTAAGGGGGTCTCAAGTAAAATCAAACAAGAACCGAAAGAGTAATCATTCGACCTATCGGCCAAACAACTATAACCAATTAAATTTCCGGAACAATAATCTAACCACGAGATATTATGTGAAATTGTTGTATTCCACATAGAATCAAATTCGAACAAATCGTTTCCAACATCCAACACGATAGTTTCTTTGCAGGTAAACAGGTCTCCATTAATGACCTGTACATCCTGGGAGGAATCC